GGGTTGGCCCCATGAACTTGCAAAAAACGCACCGTTTAAGGCTCCTGGATACGCTGCACCAAGGAGTTTGGTCAGGTAGTCGCCTTTGTTCCAACCTGCGCCATAACCCAGGTCAAAACCCATATTGGACTTTGGTGGGGCTACATTGGGAGTGCCGCCCCAATTTTCTCTCCATGTGCTAACGGGTGTGTTCATGTTGGTTCCTAAACGTCGGCCTGGTCACCGCTGTATCTGTATTCGCCCAGTAAGTAGTAGATTTCTTTGTTGCCGCTCATTGCGCCTGTGAAGATCGGATAAGCGCCACCGTCAACAATCGCTGTCGGATTGCTTGTTGTGGCGTTTCCTGAATATCTCACGACGTGAGTCGTTATCAAATCAATTTGAGTCACAGCCGTAGCGTTCAGATTGACCCTGTTTGTGTCGGCTAGTGCGTCGTCTAGCGTCGTATAGAACGCGCAGGAGGTAGAAGTAATGACTCCAAGGTAATAGGTCGTTCCAGCAACAAGAACGTTGATCGAACTGTGTGGGGTACACGGTTGCCCCGTCGCTACTTTCGGCGACTCGTCAAACCCGACTGTGTCAAGGACTGCGTTTGTGCTCGATGGGGTTATCGTTCCCATCACTCTAGGGTTAAGAGAAATAGTTCCTTGGTTTGAATACTTGCCAAGCCCTGACGGTCTGCCAGTCCAATAGGCTGAAAGCGTGTTACCGTAGTCCTGTTGACAGTGGATTCCCAGCCTTTGGAACTCCCAAGACTTCCATTGGTCGCCAACCATTCGCCCTTCAATGAACGGGGTGATGGCGTTTGATCCTGCGTCACTTGTGGTCGTGCTGGAATCGTGCTCAAAAAGCCCCCCAGTGTCAGACCAAAACCTTAACTGCCCCGATGTTCCAATATCGAGAGCGTGGAACTGGTTCCAACTCAAATTGTTGAGCGTCACGTCCCTTGCGAACGAATCAAAGATAAAATCGTAGACAAGGACTGCCTTGTTGGAACTCCCACCCCCGAGCGTATAGCTCATATAAAGGCGGTTCCTGAAAACACAAGAATAAACGTTGTCAAGCCTTGAGGTAGGGATAGCCTCAAGAATGTTGTCCATCCTTCCCGTTGAAAGGTCTACTGGCTCGTTGCCTGGGATCAGTGTAACGAGTTTCCTATCCTCATCGAGATAGACAAGTTTGTTCCCCCGGACTGTGACAGACCACGGCGAAACCGTTCCCTTGTCGGAGATTCTGACTGGTCTTGTCAATCCTGCGGAGTCTGGCCCTCTGAGCGCATAAACGTTTTGGTCGGTAAAGACGACTGCTGTCTCGTTCCCAATCAAAGAGCCGACCATTGGAACAATCCTTTGGACTTTCTCGCCTGGGAACTTGGCACACGTACCAGAAGTAAGCGAAGGAACCCCGTCCTCAACCTTCAATATCTCGCGGTGGCGGAACGGGTGGTCTTGCTCAGAGACATAAACGTCCGCAGGGTTCGCGCTCGATCCCACGGAAGCAGGCCGGGCTGAACCGCAGAACATCCTTCCCCCTGCGACCGCTACCGATAAACAAGATGGGGCACAAGTGTTGTAAGCGTCTGGGGCAGTCCTCAGAGCATAGTCCGTGGTATCGACCGAAACAACAATGTCTTGCAAAGCTGTCCGCGCGCTTGCATGGCTCCACGTGTGGGTTCCTGTCGAGTAGGTCGCTAAATTGTCAGATTTGACGTGGTAAAAGAACTTCCCGCCCGCCGACCTTCTGTAAATCAAAAGGTAGTCAATGCCGAGGTTTTTATTGGCATCGCTGGGTTGCTGGGCGTAAATGTTGTAGGAGAAGTAACTACCAGCCCAGTCTGGGATTCTGACGTGGTTCCTGGTGTCTTGGCAGCCTAAGTTTTTAGTCGAGACTCCATATTTGTTGTCACAAACAATCGCCACCGATTCAGCGCGAGAGCCTGAGTTGATGTAACTCACGGCATGAAGAGAGCCGCCAGGGGTCGTACCCGATGCACCGATAGCGACTAAATTAAATGCGACCGCAGACGAGTAAGCGTAAGTCCCCTTATAGGTGATTTTGATATGCTTGTAGGTGTTGTCCGGTAACACCGTTGGATCGACTGAGAAGTACGCGATCTTAAACCCTCTTCCCCCTGGCCCGCCTGGGTCTTGTGAGAAGTAGTCAAGCGGGACAATGGTCGGGCGTTCGCTTGTGGCTGAGCTTGCGTCGTAGAGAGTCCGGTATGAGCCAGCCGTAAAGTCAAATATCTCAATCTTGAGATACTCCATGATGAGCGGATCAAGCGGACAATCAAAGACCATCCAAATCTGCTTGTTCTTGGCTAAAGTCGTTCCGGTTGTGACGGTAAGGATTCCCGAGTCGTTGGTAGCGGTGAACCCCCACGTTGGGCATTTGCCGCCCGTGACAGTGTGGGCTGTGTTCTTGGATATCGTTCCGGTTCCAGTGACCGCACCGTTAGCAAGGTTTGCAGAGTCAAGGCTGATGTAATACGGGTAGGTCGCTTCTTGTCTGACTTTTCCTTCTAGTGGATGCCATACACTTGTATGGGGAGCGATCCATTGTTTGTCAGTCGATGAGCCTGTGGGATCCCATACAACCGAGGTCACTCCATCGGAAGCGTAAACAAGGTCAAGCCCTGTGGTCGATGCTGAGAACGGAGCAATTGTTGAAGCAGTGGTGTCTCTGACCGCTTCAAACACGACCCAGTTCCCAGTAGCAAACCTTGTGTTACCGTACTTGTTGTTCGTTGATGGGCCAGTGAATTCTGCAAAAGTGGCATCAATGCCGTAGTAGCACCGGATTTCTGACCCAGTGTCAATGGCGACTAACTGATACGTCGTCCCGTTCAGTGTGAGTTTTGCCGACCCTGCTATTGCTCCAGCCGCAAGCCCTGAGACTGACTTGTCAACAATGCCGCCACGGACTCTGATGCTTCCATTGCGGGCTCTGACGTTCTGAAACGTCTTGAACTCACCTGGAGATAAGGAAGCATGGTCACGCGAAGAGACCATTCCCCTCACAACCATCCCAGGGTTGTAAAAATCTTCAGTCCGCAGTGCGTCCATTATTCAAAATATCCAGAGAACGCGACCGATCCAGCAACGACTAGAGTATTGGTCGTGTTGGCACCAAACGGCCTGACGATAAACATCACGTAACATCCAGGCGGAACAACAAGAGGCCCTTCAGAGAAGTCCATGCCCCCGCCTTCAACGTAGTCACCAATAGCCGCTGTAGCCTTGAAAGGAATGGAGTCTAAAACAAGCCCTCTAGCAGCTACAACAGCAGCCGCTTCTGTGCCGTTTGTGACCGCTGAGTTAGCCCCGACCGCAAGAATATAGTTGAGGAACGTTGCGGAGGTCGCGGCGGCGACTGTAGCCACTGTTTTCCCCCATTTGACACCTGTTATGTAAAGCGTCTTACCAGGCAGAGTAGCGGTTCCTGCTGGGTTGAGGTACGCAAATACCGGGTAGTCGGCCTCAAGTGTAAGTGTGGACATCGCAGGGGACAACCATTGACCGCCTAACGAGTTAAGAGCTGGGGCAGAAGTAGCCGTCCAAGTGCCGTTTGCTCGCGCAGTCGCAGAAGTCGGCCACCCTAAAGTTCCCGCGCCTCTTGAAACTGTCGGGCCTGACGCTGTTCCTGGCTGGATTTGGTAAGCCCCCATCCCAGAACCCGACATTTGATGGCTCCACGGCTTTGAGGAGTGCATCTCGCCTTGAGACACACCAATAAACCGGACAACCGCTGTCCTTGCAGAAGACGGGACGCCTGAGTTGTAGGTTCTTGCGAACATCGGTTGTGCCGATGCCGACATAGGAGAGCCAAACGTCGAAACGGCTTTGATGTTGGCTACAAGGGTGTCGTTGATCCAAAAATCAACTTCGTTGTTGTGGACTTGCACAACGTAGTGGTTTGTCTCTGTCAGATCAAACGTTCCGGCCCCGTCTCTTGAAGGAATGTTTGTAGTGGTTATATCGACAGTCGAAACGTCCGTTGAGTTGTTGGTTACTATCGCTCTGAGCGTTCCACCGCCGATGATCCTAAAGAACGCGCCGTCAGTAAGTTGTGCCGTGACGCCTGAGCAGTACCCGAAACCCCATTCAGTGACTGCGTTGGTGGCTGTTGGGCCACCGACCGCGTACCACATCTCACCATACGTCGAGTACGACCCAAAAAGCGGGAACGTCCGGTATGTCCTGATGTTGGTTCCTTGTCCTGAAACAAGCGACCCTCCAGAGTTGAGGGTCAAGGAACCGTTTGTTTGGGCGCAGGTCGCAGTCGTGTCGTTCTGCTGAATCCTGTCCCTTGCAATGTTTGTGCCTTCAAAAGCGTGGTGGAACAGAACTGAGTCCATTCCTACCCGTAAACGGTAGTCTTCGGTGAGTTCAAGTTCCTTGATGTACCTCGTACCTAAAACTGTGCCGTCGTCTACTTCAGAAGCAAGGACTGCAAACCCCGCAGTCGTCTCGTCTGTGGGTAAGTTGACTGACGCCGCGCCTGCCGTACTAACGACCATTTCCGCGCTTGCGGCTGTTCCGTTTCCAATCTTGATCCCTGCCATGTCAGTTACCCATCACCGCAAAGTTATAAGTCCCCTTTGCTTGGACATCTGTGAAAACTCCGAGAGTGAAACCATCCCCTGCTACCAGTGAATGGACAACGTGCTTGAACCCCAAAACTGCGTACTCCATGTAGTCAGAACCAGTACACAAAGGTGTCGCGACAATCTCAGAATCAGCGGCGACCCATGTCTGGCCAGTCACCGCCGTCTCTGCATAATTGGTGAACGACGATCCAAAGTCCACGCTCACTGAGACTGAGTTGGCACTGCCAGAGGACGACGACCCCGAGACTCTTGTAATGTCTGAACAGCCGTCGTTTGTGCTAAAGAACTTTTCAGCCATTAGAACGTGATGCTCGGTAACCTGCTCCCCGATGCTCTGGTATGGACAGACTCAGCCGAGACTGTGAAAGCGACAAGCCCGTTAGCCGATGACACTCTCAGAACGTCCGTAGCGGACATTTGGAGTTCGTCTCGGTAATACTTTGTTTCCCCCGCCGCAAGTGGGTTTGCGTAGACCCTGCTATGGGCGTCAGAGTCCGCCGCACCAAGTGGAGCGACTTTGATCGTGACCGTTGTAGCCGTTCCAGTGTTGCAAGCAGCCACACACGACACTTTTGTCAACCTGTCCGCAGTCAGGACATCGGTCAATACTCCCGCACCTGGAAAGGCTGTGGGGATCATTGGAGACGTGATAGGGGTTTCTGGCATGATGGTTCAAGGTCTGTCCTGGCGTTAGAGTGGCGGGCACCCTGTAGCCAGGTCACACCCTCTTGCGTCGTTTCCAGGAATTGTTGGGGATGGCTTGGAAAGGAGACTCCTGTTGGAACTCATGTCGCCATACTTGGAGTTTTGCGACTTCGTCCTCGTACTCCGCCTTCTTCTCGGGAGCTTCTGGCAGGGTCTTGCAACACCGAGAGGAAGGTTGCCAGCCGCCGTCAACGTGGCTCCACGGCCTACACGCATGACTACCTTTGGGTATCCGCCTGACGTTGTTGTGTCAGGAGTCGGGTCAAGCCCTATTGAAACTGTCCCGTCGCTACCGTGAGTGATGTAATACGAGGTCGGTTCCCCTGAATCGCTGTACTTGTAAGCAGGTGATTCGTTCTCAAACTCTTCTTGAGACCTTGATAAGAGCTTCACAACGTCTTCTGCGCTTGCGCTTCTGACATAAGTCACGGAAGTAGCAAACCGAGCAGTGACAGGTAAAGAGTATTCTTTGGTTCCCGAAGTAAGTGTGATCGTTTCTGTGTCGGTCTGGATACCGCACCTTGTCAGAATGTCGTTATGGACTTCGTTGGCAAGGTTGACAGCCGTCGAAGGGGCTCCCACGTCTGGTATTGACGGATACCCGATCCTAGCCTGATCGACTACGTTTTGGACGGTTGTTGACATTAGAGTTTAATCTGATCCTCTTTCTTGACTTTCTCGTCAGGTACAGCCTCTAGGTGTTGAATCGTCTCCCAGAGAAGTTTCGACGCTTCCTGATATGTGTTGCGCCAAACAGTCACAAACTTTGATCCGTTGCACTCAGGATCAAGGCACTCACATTTGACAGTCGCAGTAATGAGATAGCCACCATTGAACGCGACCAACTTAAAATCTGCGTTGAACTCGAAGTCAGGCATCTTAAAATGAAAAGGCCCCCGTTTCCAGGGGCCTGAGTCGTTGGCTTAGACAGATGTGCCTGCGCCGACATCGAGAGCACCGTTCTTGGTGTCTGTGTTCGATGTGTAGTTGTTGAAGAACGTGCAAAGGAACGGAGTACCCGAAACGGTGTACGCTACAATTCCTGACTGCACTCTTGCGAGGTTGTTTGCAATCGTCCCCGTGACAGAAGCAATCGCCGAAGTGACCGCCTTTGTACTGGTTGCCCTGAGGTTTTCAATGACGTTCCCAACGATTTGTATTCGCTTGGACGCCGTTGTGACACAGTGGATCGCTCCAACTGTGTTAACTGTGGTTCCACCATAGATGGTGTTGCCTGAGATGATCGCATCGTCCGCGCCATTAAGCGACAAGAAGGAGACCGCAAGGGTTCCTGCTGTGTCAAGGTTTGGACAATAGTTGTTCTCAAAGCGAAACCGTGTTCCAGCCACGACTGCGATGGCTCCCAATGTTGAACCGCAACCTGTGTCAGTGTCCTGACCCCAGTTGATCTCACAGTCAGCAATACGACAACCAGCAGCCGAGACTGTGATTGGAGTAGCGACTGTAAGAGCACCCGTCGCTGTGTTTCCACAGAGGTTGAGGTTACAGTTCACCCACTCGAAACCAGCCTGATCCATCAGGACTGTGCTTGTGGCAGTCGTCCAGTTGAACGTAGGCCGAGCCGCGCCCATACCAAGCCCGACAATCGAGAAGTGAGACGCCGTTGCCATGTCAGAGAAGTAGTCCGCGCTTGAAACGCTTTCTACGTGCCCTGGGAGACAGACAATCGTGTCACCTTTGAACGTTCGGGCTGTTGGATTGGCGAGTTTGGCAAGGGCGCCATTGGTACCCCCGACTGTCGCAAGTGGAGCATCTGGCTTTGAACCGTTGCCGTGACCTGCACCCTTTCCACCAATGGAACAGACATAAATGACTCTCCCGTTAGGGGTAGATCCTCTGTGCCTTCGCCCTGCCAAGACATCAACGATCACGCCGTCAATGTCAAGAGGGCCACCAAAGCTGACTCCTGGTGCGCCTGTTGCTGGCATCTTAGGCCCCCAGGTCGATCCAAGTGTCGTAGGCGGTCATCGCTCCGTGGATGTCCTCCTCCCTTGTGCGGAACAGCTTGGAACCGTTCTCGCGGGGATATACGAACGTGTCGAGCGGAAGGCCCGTCACGCGGAACAATGGGTTTCGACCAGAGTCCGCAGGAAGAAGCATCCAGCTAAGGCCAGAGTTTGCGTCCCACCAGTCAACAACTACCAATTCTCCCATGATCTTCATCTTGGCGGAGTTAGGGTTGTTGTTGGCAGAGTCAACGACCTGGGTCGAATTCAACAGTTCCGAGCCGTAATACTCGTTGCCGTTGCCTACGACAAGGTTCCAGTTCTGGATCGGGATTCGCTTGATGTTCTTACCATCGACCTGTTGCCTCACGCTCTGCTTTGCAGCATTGAGTGTGGCTGGGCCGAGTGCTGATCCAACAGTCGTGCTTGAACAGTTCGCATAGGTCGGGCCTGTGCTCGTGCTCGTGTGCGCCGTGTTGCCGAAACTCAAGGAGTCTGACGCTGTTGGAGTGTAGCTTGAGTTGAACGCAAGGTTCAAGAACGTGTCAGCGAAACGAGACTCCCGTCCTGCCATCATGCTTTGAGCGACAAGGGCCGCGTTCTGCGAAATGACGTTGTTGGGGTCTTTGTAGTCTGCTTCTTCGGTCTGTACCCAAGCGATCTGGAACTTTGTTGGCGTGTAGGATCGGTTGCCGACCTTGAGACGGTTGTCCGTCACTGGGTCTGCGCCTTCACCTGAGAACGTTGGAAGTCCAAACCCCGACAAGACTTTCATGTCGATGTAGGACTCGTTTGTTCCGTAGACTGTGCCGATGAGTTTTGCCGCAACTGATGGGTGTGCTCCCACGTTGTCGGTCATGATTTTCTTCCACGTCGCGCGAGCGGCGGCAAGTAAATTGACTGTGTGGTCTGCCATTAGTTCTCAAGCCTCGAATAGGTCACGTCGGCATCAATGTCGCCAGGAATTGAAGCGAGCACCATTCCGTACTGTTCGCCAACTGCGTTGTCACCACAGATTTCAACCTGTCGTGCAATAGCGTTGGTCGTTGTCGAAAGGAGAAGACTCCAGCCAAGAGTAGCGTCGTTCTTGACAACAAACGTTTCGTCGTTGTTGGTCAGAGCGGTCACTGCCGATGCTGGGGTCGAGTGGTTCACGGGTAGTTTCCACCGTGTCCGAGGGCCGATCACACCCACTCGGATTTTGTTGTTTGTCGTGCCGGAAGCGTCTTCCATTGCCACGCCAGCGAGTTTCACTGCGTTGGTAATGTTGTTGCCAGACGTGGCAGCAATAGCCACGTTGCCGGAAGAGTCGATGAGGAGCGGGTCGCCTGCTTTGAAGGTCTGAGAAGCTGCTTCCCTGCCCTCCATATAGCGGTCGATCCCGACCCAGGCGGTCAGGTTCTTAGCCTTTGTTGTAGTCATAGACTTGTACTTGGTTGTCTTTGAAAACCCTCCCGCCAAGAGCCTTCGAGTGATGAATCCACGGGCGACCCGTGAAACTTAACTGAGTTCGTCTACCGAACTCTGTGAAGATGCGCCAGGTTTGACAGTAGGCAAAGCTACGTTGTCACCCTGGATGACTTCTGAACTGTGTTGTGGAGACAAGGAGACTCCGAGCCCGTCCTTGATGCGTTGTTCAACGTGCCTGAACTCGGACTGCTGATTGGCTCTCCACTGAGCCATTGGTTCTCCCATCAATACTGATGTAGGGCCGACGTACAAATGGGCGTCCTCAGCTTTGCAATAGCTTGTTGACTTCTCTCCGTTGCCAAACGCGAGCACAACTGCGTCAATGCCCTGTTGAGCCTTGGATTCAAGGATCATTTGGTACTGTGGGGCTTCGTTCTGCTTACCGACTCTGTAGTAGGAAGCGATAAAGAAACGCATATCAGGCCATTTCTGTTCCCGTCTCTGTTGCATTGTCAAGAGAGCGCGGCCTGCATACGGCTCTGCGATTGGTTCGTTCTTTGCCATTACTTAATCACCCCCATGTTTTTGAGTTCTTGGGTGAGTTCTGCGTCCGTCATCTTCCCGCCAGGGCCAGAACCGGGATAACCAGACTTTTCAAAGGCTGGAAGCCATTCATCCTTGAGTTCTTGAGAGATTCCTGCGCTGTGCTGGGAACTGACGCCGTTCGTTTCTCCGGCCTTCACCTTGTCCCCGCCTGTGTCGCGCCACATCTTTTCAGCTTTGAGGGCGATGAACTCTCTGATGACTGGGTTATCGACGGCTAGTTTTTGGCCGTTTGTCTTCTCGACCTCGGCTACTGCCTTGTCAATGAACATTCTCGCGCCCTGTGGCACGATCTGGGTCACGCCTTGGATACAAGACGTTCTGTTCATATGAGCTTCGATCTGCGCGATACGGTCAGTCTGTGGAGCCGTTGTTTTTTGGATCTCGGCCCGTGATGCTTTGATAGCACCGACATAAGCCTCTTGTGCATCGACGTTCCCTGACTCTTCCCAGTCTTTCCACTTTGGATGAAGAGGGATGTCAGGATGGCCCGGAGTCATCTCGACTTGAGACTCTTCCCTTGCTGTTGGTGGTGTCCAACCTTGTCTTGCCGCTTCGCCAATGGCCCAACTTCGCAGGGCTTCAGGGTCTTGTTCTACGGGTTGCGCCGTAGTCGCTTCGGGTTGCACAGTTTCCTGTGTCTGGACTTCGCTCGTTTCAGTGCCCGCCACTGGTACGGCTGTGTCTTCTGCTGTGGTCATTCTTCCTCGGTCTGGTTCAGGTTGCCCTTCACCGCTGCTGAAAAGTTCTCGAACAAACTTGAACAAATTTCCTCGTAGACTGCGATTTGCCCTCGCAGGTAGGCGTCCTCTTGCGGGTCGTGGCTACCCGGCTTGCTCAGTTGGCCCAGGAGTTCCGCTTGGATCGCCCTGGCCCAAGACTTGAAGGATGGAAGGGCCGGGTGTTTGCGGAGATTGTCCGCGTCCTGGAGCCTGCATTTGATTCTGTGCATCTTGTAAAGCCTGTATCTCCATTCCGATCTGCTGAACGTGTGGAGCGATCATTTGTGCCGCTTCTGGCGGGAGGCCCAAGGCTTCAGTGACCGCCATGACGGGGTCTTCTGGAGCCTGCAAACCTGTAGCGTCCGTAACGCCCATAGCCTCTTGGGATTGGAGAATCCTCTTTGTGATCTCGCGTTTCTTTAATCCGCTGTCTGGATCGTTTGCAATCTGGTAAAGACCGCCGAGTGCCTGGAACTGAGCCCGTGGAGTGTTCATTGGTGAGTTAACCTGCACGTTCCACTCGTAGTCCTTAGCCATCGAGACCATCAAATCAGGGTCTTTTCTGACTAAGTCGTCAAACGCCAAACTAAGTTCTTGGACATGGGTGAAGAGAATCGGTAAGTCGTTAGTGAAGGTATCGACGTAGTCATCGACGCCTGTTGATTGTCCCGCTGTGGCTTGCTCTACTTCTCTTGCCGTCGTGCCACCGGGCGCGGATTTGAGAGCCCCGCCCGCACCCAAAGAACTCAGTCTTGTGACCGCGCTCATGTGGGACTTGATAAAGTCGATCAAAAGTGGGCATCCGCTAACGTCGATCTGAGGCGAAAACATATTGATGTTCTCTAGCCCGACGCCGTAGGTGATAGTCCCTGGTTTGTACTTGACGACCTTTGAAGCAGAAGAAGCCGACGCCTGAGACGCAAACCCTGCGCCATACGTCGCCATTGTCATCCCGTCGTCCCAAACGCAAAGAGCGCGGTTGACGATCTCTTGGGAACCCTGCATGTCCTGGGCAAGAGAGCCCTCAGTCCAAAACTCGTCAGTCGCTTCTGGCTTGATCTGGAACTTGAACGCGCAAGGAGTCTTCCACTGGTACGGGGATTCCTTGAGTTTGATCTGTGAATCCGTGTGGATCGTGATGATCTTCACTGAACCGTCCGAAGGTTCTCGGACAATGACCTCGTGAAGCTCTATCAGGTCGTCTTCAAAGTGTGGGGAAGTCTGGAACGGGACAGTATCGGTCTGACCTGGATGGTCTTCGACTTGGTGCCTTGACTGACCGCCTAGACCCGAGACTGTAAGCGCGTTGCACTTCTCGTCGATCTCGTCTTCTTTGCAGTCATAAAAGTAATAGCCCTTCTTGGCAAGTGCCCGAATCTCTCCGCGTGTCCGATCAAACGAACGACCGTAAAGAACAGCGTCCTTGATCCCGCGTGAGCTTGGATAGACGACGAACCTTGTAGGATCAACAACGTCAAGTTTCAGTCCTTCGTCTGTCCAACTTGCCCAGATGATTCCGCAGTTGGCCCAGCAACTTGGTTGCGCGACTCTTCGTAGGGCGTCCCTGAGGTTGGCTTTCTTGAGGTTCCGCCAAACTGCTTCTTGAACGTCTTCAGCGATATCGTCCGTGTTTTCTTCCTCTGGCATCCCGGGTTGTTCTGGTTGCTCAATAAGAGAAGGAACGCAGTACGGCTCAACGCTCGTGACTGTTTGTACGATCCACCCACCAAGAGCGTCCGAGAACGGCTGCACAAGTGGGAAGTGATGATCTGCTGATCCTTCATCCTTGGCGTCTTCCCTTTCCGGTGGATCGTTGAAGTAGTACGCCCGGTTACGCCCCCATCTCTTAGACTTTGCCTTTCGTTGGTCAATGCCACGAATGACGTTCTTAGAAATCCTATCGCCGTCAAACGGGTCATTGATCCCTGTCACAGGTTCAGTCTTTTTAGCCATGTCAGTTCACAAAACAGTAGATCGGAGAATCGTCGCCTGTGGTCTTGCCAATCGCATACTCGCAACCGTCGTCAGTCACCACATACTGCATTCCGCCCGTGTGGACAATCCCATACATGCCTACATATCTGGGATCGGCGTCCGGGCCGACTGCGATACACTCCCATTTGGCTTCTCGTTTCTTGGCAGAGTCCGCAAGGATCAGACCGCCTTCAGTCTTGTCCATCATAGGAGGGAGTTTGAAAAGTGCCTTGTCTCCGACAGGAGTAAAGGTCTCGCCTTCTTTTATCATCAAGATTCCTTCTGAGTAGTGCTGATAACCAAACGGTAAGTCTTCACAACCGTCATCGCCGTCTTTAGCAGTTCCCCCAGCGAGGCCGTAGTACCGAACCTCGGCTTCAATATCTATTCCAGTACACAACAGTCCGCGCACCCGTTTTCCGAGCTGCCAGTCCGTGACGACTTCCATTCCTGGAAGCAAAGGCCCGCAACCATTGACCGCTATAACGGTGGCGAGGTCGGCTCTGAAGTGCTCTTGGTGGTAGTCGGTGAGCCATAGGTTTCCTACTTTCGTCCTTGGTAAGTGACACGCGACGACTGCGCGTCCTGGAAGACAAGTGATGTGCTTGCTGAACTCGATTGCTTGGTCTTTTGTGACTGAAGGTTCGCAGTCATGTACATCAACCCTGTACATGTTGTGGATTGATGCGGCTTCGTCAAACCTCAACGGAACCAAACCTCACGGTAAAACGCACCCTCGTCAGTGTGCTCAAGGACAACATCTCGCTCAAGAACAGTCGTCTCAACTGGGCCACCACTGTGATCGAACCCTGTTCTTAGCGACATCACGTAACAATCGCGCTGGTGGTCTTTTTGAATGTTGATAAGTGTCAGAGACGGGTCAATACCAAACACTTTCCTTACCAATTCTTCTGTAAGGACGATGGCTACAGCAGACTTCAACGCAGAGTGCCGTCCTTGCGATAGATGCTGATCGGCAATCCTTTTTCTTCCGCCAACTTGCGTCCGTGTTCAGTCGCTTCTTTGCGGGAGTCAAACGTCGCTCCGTCGCTGACAGTCCATTTGTCTTTGAACCAGGCAACGACGATTTCCTCTTGAATGGATTTGCGGACAGTAAACGAACCTGGCTCTACTCGCACGTTTTGAACGACTTTTGTTTCGCCGGGTTGTAATTCTTTAGGCTCTTTCTTGCTCATAGAATCCTTCTGGATGGTCGTGTGTCTCTGTGGGCCTGAACTTTGGCCCTTTGTCAAACCTGTTCGATTGGACTATCTGGTCGTTCTCGCCTGGATTCACCATTGAAACGATGTATCTCAGGGCGTCCAACCTGTGGAATTTGTTCTTGTCCTTGATGATGTGGGTGGCTTCTCCGCCTGGGTCAAGAACCCTTGAGTAGGCACTCATCTCCTCAGTGACTTTCTGAGCCCCGCCAGTAAATATCAACTTGCCTCTAAGTAGCGCGTTGACCACTCGTTTGATCCCTACTTCCACCTCTCGGATCGGGGGTTTGGCGATTGGCAGTCCAGCCAGAGCAAAATCGTTCCGTATTTCTTGCTCAGACCATGAACCACCAACTGCCATCGCAAGGTTTGATGTGCCGAGCTTCTGCCTTAGCACTCTGTTGTGTTCTTCGTTTGTGACGTTGCCGTTCAGATACGATCCCCAACAAACGAACACCCCGTCAGGTCTTTCACTCAAAAAGACAGCAGCCGTATGAACCTCACCAAAGTCCATCCCGATCCAGACAGGCCACTTGGGATCGACCCACTCATCGGTTATGTGAGTGCCAGGATCGAACATCCCGTAAATAGCACCAGGAGCCTGAACCCAACGTCCGTACCGTAGTCTCTCTTTCTCCGCGCCCGTGAGAGCGTCAAGAGTCGCTAGGTAGTCGATGCCTGCTTTCGTCCACTGCCTTAGCTCTTGGTCAAAGAGCATCGGGTTGTCTTCGTGGGTCGTCTCGATCAGCTTTGTAGAACCTGAGAGACAACGTTGATACAACCAGTGAGAAGGCGAGTCTGGGTTACAGTCCGCTATCAGTTGATGGACTGGGAGCTTTCCGTTCCTCAGTCGTGTTAAAACCGTTTCCCAGGCTTTCTTGGTGACCTCAGTAGCCTCTGGGATGTAGACAATGTCGTACTCCGAAGAGAGCATCCTCGTGGGTTGATCGAAACCACCAATGACGATCTCCGCGCCACTTGGGTACTTGTAAGAGTGGCGGTTCTCTCTTGACGCTCCACCTAGACAGTCGTGACCGAACGGGACAACCTTGTCCTCGAACGTGACGAGAGTGGTGTCGGTGATACTTGCCCTTGTCTGTCTTGCGATCAGAATCCTGCACTCGTTTGTGTCAGCGAGGTAGTGCAGCTTTTCGAGGATCGCTCTTGACTTGCCAGTTCCCGCAGGCCCCGCAAGTAAGACTTCTTTGTCCCGGCTCCTCCATGCTCTTAAGCATCCACCAAAGGGACGATAGAGTTGTTGAACCTGACGGCCTTCGATTGTTAGTGACACAAAACCTCAACCCTCGGTATTTTCCAGGCTCCCTGCTTGATATTACTAACTTTATTCGCCAGAGAACACGGTTTTACTTGGGTCGATGACTTCGTATCCCTTGATCGCTTTACCGTCTGAGGTGATATCCAGTTTGTCACCGTACTTCTTAGGCAACAGCTTCGATGCAGTCCACTTTCTAGCGTCGATCATGTACCGTTTGTGCTCAGGTGGTATGTCTAGGTCGTCTGCTATCTCGACAATACGCTCTGCTTCTCTTTCAGCGTGTAAATTCCGCGCATGCGCGTATTTCTGGCGGAACTGTTCATTACTAGCAAGCCATCTGTAGACCGTTTTTTCGTCTGGTGTCCCTTCTTGCTTTGTAAACTCCACCAAAGACCCGCCACATGAGAGCCAATCGCAAATCTTCTCTGCTTGCTCTTGGGTGAATGAACTAGGACGCGCCATTAAACATCCTCAGAACTTGACCGACAATCCAGCACAAGGGCCGAAGTCGTTTGGCAATCCTTGGCTCACGCTAAAACCGAAACCGATGTAGCCGTTTGCCTGGTCAGCCAACTTGAACCTCTTTCCAAGACTGAACCCAGCGACAGGCGATCCGTTACCGAACGCGCCAGCAAATGCGTCGAGGTCGATGCTTCCTTTCCCTAGGACATGGGTGAAGGTCGTGAGCTTAGTCGATGCCACCAATGCCGATTGCTTGGTCTTGGTGCCGTAGAACAGTTCCATCGACCAGGCAGCAGCCAGAGAAGACGCCGAGACTGCAGCCAGTGCGATGATAAGAAGTTGTTTTATGTCAGTTCCCCTGCTTGTTGTCGATGAACTTGTTTACAGCCTTGCCCCCCAGCGCGGCAAACCCTGCGCCAAACGCCGCAAACGCTACGATCAGCCATTGGACGGTGGTTGGGTGTTCGACTGTCGAGATCAGCGCGAGAGACCCGCCGCCAGTCGTAAAAAATCCTGTTCCGAACGCTACGAAGTTTTTCATTTCTTGCTCATCAAAATCGTTCCGACCGCACCTAAAAACGTGCCGATGATGCTCGAAAGCGTTGCCGTGAATCCTAAACGGACATTGATGCCAGCCCGCCAAATCTCAAGGTCGGAGACCCTTTTCAAATCTTGCTCCCTGGCTTCGAGAGACTTCGCGACCATCTGTTTTAATTCGTTGATCTGACGGTCTTGGTTTTCCATCCCCTCGATGATTGCTCTGCGGTATTCGTTCCAATCGCCCTCACTCATTTCAACCTCGTTACTGACTATTTCCCAAGGGGGAAGTAATGATTTCGGGCTGCGCTTGCCCTCGTTTATTTGCGTGGAAAGAGAGAGAGGCATACTGCCATTGAACCACGGAAAGAGATGTCTTGCTGTCATGGTTTCTTGTCAGTGGATCGGTGGACATAAATGCCAGTAACACGTAAAAAGTATATCAGAGTTGGTAGTTACTGTACTGTGGGACTTTTGGTCTTCAGAGTTGTTCCAAACTTATGAACCCAAACTTTTGATGAGCATCGCGCAAGGATTGAGCGTTCCTGACCTTTCGGTACGATCCATCGCCGTCGCGTCCGCCAGAGTCGCCAGTATTGCCTTCTAAACTTTCAAACACGCCAGGAGTCTTCCAGCCAACAAAGAATCCGATATGCCCGTGCGAGCCGTCAAGCCAGTAGAACAAATCTCCGCGCTTCGGTTCGAGGGTCACAATACTTGGAAGCCTTGACTTGGCCCAATCGACAAACCCTATGACTGATCCAGGATGGCTAGGGAGTTTCTTCCGGTCTACGCCAGCCGTTGTCAAGCAGAAATACACCTGAGCCGCGCACCATGCGTCCCCCTTGGTAAGCCCAGCGTTCTTGAGCATTTCTTCGACCTGGGGGCCTGAATTGTTGCCGCCGATCTCTCTCACTTTCAGCACGTCGCAAAGCTCGTGAGCGATCTGTAAAGCTCTTTCGCGCCTGCTTGCTACTTCTGGGTGTGTGTTCAAACTGACCATGATAAAAAGCTCCCCACCGCCTAACTCAAAACGACGGGGCTATGTACTTTCGCTTGTCTTCTTTGTGGAGGTATCGCTCCGGCTCTTTGGCCGGACTACTTCGGGCGCGTGTCTGCTCGTTGGCTTTCGCTTGGCAGGAAAGTTTGAGGAAAGACCGAGGCTGTGACGTTGCGCCCAAACTTGGAGGAAAGTGCAGGAATCGAACCTGCGCGAGACTAGCTCGACGGATTAGCAATCCGTTCCATTACCACTCTGGCAACTTTCCAAATTTTGGCGGAAGACAGACGAATCGAACGCCTGAGCAAAACTCACCCTAGTTTTCAAGACTAGTTGCCGACCATTCAGCGGTGCCTTCCGTATGGTGGATCGGGCTGGATTCGAACCAGCGCGTCTTTCGAGCCTGCTCTACAGGCAGGTGGTATCAACCGCTCACCCACCGATCCGTGTGCCCAAACTGTTCAAAAGGGCGGGCCGGTGGGATCGGCCCTAGTTTGCCATGAGGGACTGGAGAGGATGGAAGATGGTCGGGGTTAAAGTTCGCTACGCTTTGACCTTTGCCCCTGGGAACCTTACGGCTCTCATGGGCAGTGCTCTGCTCTGAGCTAAACCCCGATGATCTGGTTAGGTGTCGGTGAATCGAACACCGGAACTCGTACTCCCAAGGTACGCGCCATACCACTTGGCTAACACCTAACTAAACGCCCTCTTAACAGGGCTGGGGCGGAAGGTGTGGGAGACGGTGCATTTGGCTTGTCAGTTCTATCAGAGATAGAAACCTCGGAATTAGAATACAACGTGCAAGGGTAGTGGAATTCCAACATAGGCCCAATTACCCACTTGCCACAGGCTCAAAGGAACCTGCCACGTGCTTCAGCAATCGGGCACATTCGGTCTTGCCTTGGCACTCCGCACCACCCGAAAACCAAGACGCCGGTTTGTTGCTATGGCTTGCCAAGTATCCCCACGCTTCAAACTCTACACAACGCCCGCATATCTCGATAAACAGATAGGCTTCCTGGGGAGTTGGTTGGAACCCAGCAAGGTCAGCGACCATGACCGCCAAAACGTGTTGCAGACTTGGCTCAACGTCATCGGCTGGGATGGGCATTCTCCCATCTTTTGCCCATTGGCGTTTTTTAGCTAGGAGCCGCTTGTATTCGTGTTCCCGGTCTGTTGGGGACTGGACGTGCTGAGAACGTCTGTATTTGCCCCACAATAGCACGTAGAGGCTTGCGAGTGCGTCATGTTTCGTCCTTCTTTAACGCCCTTGTCCCTCGATCCGACTTCGTTTGATCTGATCCAGTGTGATTCGCTCGTCAAAAGGCCAATATCTCAGCGTTTCGATTGCGCTCATGCCACGGTTCTGATCGTCCAAAATGAACTGTTTCTGGTTGTCACTGATTCCCGTTCTTGGCACTGAGAAGTTCTGACGGACGACCAGTTTGTCAAAGTAACGGTTCACCTGCATCCCCTCACAACCCAAATCAACAGCCCCCACAAAATGAGAGAGATTCCCAAAGCGTTGAAACATCCTCGGTAGAAGTTCATGCCACCACCGCTAGATGGTCACGGGGCAGAGTGAGTTGGATCATTTCTTCACCTTCGGTTTTGGTTGCGCCTTCTCTCTCAGCTCCGCGATCAGAGAATTTAACTTGCCTCTGAACTCTTGGCCCTGTTTGAACAACGGATGATCGTCGCCGAGAATGTTGGCTATTGCTAAGACTCCCTGGTGGATCGGGACCTGGGCCCGGTCGAAAAGTTCTTGGTGACGTTCGTTCATTAGTTGGTTTTCTCCTCTTTGAAACATAGTTTCGATTCGAGCCACGTACAAGGGAACTCGAAGTCGCAAGGGCCGAAACGTTGGTGCTCGACCAGGATTGACCGCTCTTTGGCTTCCCTTCCGTTTGGTGCGTTCAGGTGGAACATGAGAGCCGCGTCCGCTGTGAATTCCCGCGAGTACCAGGCTTTCCCGTCGT